AAACCAATGCGACTGAAGCGCCTAGTCCTACCATCATTTTACCAAAATCCTTTGCAACCAATGGGAATACAGATTTGGTTTTCTTTTTACCGAAGTATGTTGCCATTGCAAGTTCACGTCCTGCAAGTAGACCAACGAAGACCCATGTTGTCGACATGGGAATATCATTCAGTTCCTTGAAGAAGTACAAACACAACCAATAGAACAAGTCAATCAATGTCGCTGAACGAACATATCGTGTGTTGTGTTTCTCTAAAACAATTTGTTGGATCTTACCCCCACGTTCTCTGAACATGAAGAACAGTCCTGCAACAAATACAAATGAAATGAGTATCATCAGATCTACTGGGACTTGACGTGGTAAGAACACTGCGATGTTTGCCATGTCATGTGACAACCAAGTCCACCACAATCCACCTGTTGCAACCCACTGAGCAATTCGCCAGAACTTTTTATTGCCCTCACTAACTGGTTGAGTTTCGTCGAACCATTTGTGTGCAAACTTATTGATTGCAAACCACACCGCATAAGCAAAGGCGGCGGCAACACCATATCCCATAATTGATTTCATCAACATTTTCTCCAACACAAATGTCGAAGCGAATACAGATAATACTAGGAAGGATGTTGATACTGGGACACCGATACGAGTAAGTGCAACTAGAATTGCAGGTGCTGCAGCGTGATACCACTGAACTTCTTGCCATGGTATCTTGTTTAGACGACCATATGAGATGTCGCCTCCGTTGACACTCCAACCATACCAGAGTGTCGCAAGTAGAACTGCCGAGGCGGCAATCCAAAGTGTTTTATAGTTAAATCTCTCATTATTTGATGCCATCCAAGTACCGAGAGTTTGTACTGAATCATTGGCAATGACCGCATACGCAGCCAGTAGGAACCCAACAAGGCTCCATAAAGTTAGTAGTTCCATCTACTTCTCCTTATGTTTAACGACTTTACATCGTTGCTTACATACAAAAAAGGACACGACTTTACCTCGTGTCCATCAATATTTATTGAAAGATTTGTGAATGTTTTATGAAACTTATGTAACAAAAAAAGAGGGTTCCGAAGAACCCTCTGAGTATTAGTCTTCTGTAAGGAAAGACTTTTGAATGTTGGTGTTAATACCAATAGTACGTGGACGTTTCTCTTCTGGAATAATTCTTTCCAGACGAATTGTCAACATACCATCTTCCAAAACCGCATCTTGAACAATAATGTCATCCGCAAGCGTAAATTTGCGAGTGAACTTACGACCAGAAATACCACGATGGATATATCCTTCATCATCAGTTGACTTGTCCTTATCACCAGTAATAGTCAAGACACTTTCTTGATATTGAATATCCAAGTCTTCTTCCTTGTAACCTGCAAGCGCAAGTTCAATTCGGAAGTCAGTATCCGTTCTCTTTACAATATTAAATGGTGGGAAACCTGTTGCTTGATCTTGATGGTCAAAAATTCTGTCGATCATACGATCAAAGCCAACAGCATATGGTGATAGTGTATTAAAATGTGCTCTATTCATAGCGTTATCTCCTTTTAAAGCAAGATTAAAATAAATGCGAACCCTTTCGGCGTTCGCATCTATTTATAACACATTTTCTGTCAAATGTCAATAATTTTTTATTTTCTACCGATATTATATTTTACGGTCAAGTCCCAATCACCTTTTTCTTTATACGAAATGATTTTAATGTGATTTAGAGGAGCGACAGGGTCTTTGGTTTTTTCCTTGTCGATGATCCTAATAAGATCCCATTCCTCTAATAGATTGACAATTGTGTTTCTTCTCGACAAGTCTTCATCTGTGAATGTGTTTGTCTTACCGTCGAGGATGAATAATTCTTTGAAGTGTAAAATGGAATACCTACCCTTCTTGTGCAAAATATGACAAGATTGGTACAGCCTTTTTTCCTTGCGTGATGAAATACCGATACGAGTTAGTGTCTCTTTTACTTTTAAAAAACTGTCATCGGAAGGTAGTTCAATCTCTACACCAACGCCCTTAAAAATATCTTCGTTCATAATACATGTTCACCTTTTTTATAATTTATTTGTTATGGGTGGTGTTGATCATTATCAACAAAAGTTATTTATTATTTTAAATAACTTAACCCCCTACAAATAACTTCTGGTGAACATCTTCTAGTTGATCTTTACTAAGAACTTTTAAGTATTGTTTTGCAACGGTACGATTGCATTGGTAGACTTCTTGGATTGCATCAAGGTCATCATTCTGTTCTGCCTTGTGCCATTTAGAGAACCGTTTACGTTTCCTCAACATACCATTATAGTAGTCAAAGGAACCTATAGGAAACATGTCTGGTCTCTGGTTCATTTCGTTTGCATGAAGAATAGTATCTTCAAAGTAAGAGAAACCACGGTTGATAATGTACATGTACTCACCGTATTCTTTCTCTGCCATTTCTGGATTGTCGTTCCCACGAATGATATCTTTCTTAAACTCAGATACTGCATTCATGAAATCAAAAGGTGTGTGTTCCTTAGCCATTAATCAAAATCCACATCTTGTCCCCAATGTTCCATGCGGTCATCTTCTTCTCTCATTCTACGACCCATGTAGTCGTGATATGATTCACGTTGTTCGGGTTTTTCTTCGTCGTAATCTGAAACAACACTCAGATAACTTTCATATGGAATAGTATAACCGCATCCACGCAAAAAGTCAACAAAAGATTCTAGTACTTCATCAAGATTGGCATCATCAGGCACTGTGTATTCAATCGTAGCACCCTTTTCACCAAAGTGATCAATATGGGTTTCAATAAATTTCATCATTCTTTACCTTCTCTATCTCTATTAATACTTCATTTAAATCTTTACCGCATTGTTTACATGCAGTAACTTCATGTGGACCATCTGCAGTTTGTAACTTTACTTTGAAGAGGTTTGCTTTATCGACTTTCTCACCACAATAGAAACATGTGTGTTTCTTGATCAGTCGTTTCATCCATTCACTCATTAGATCCTCAATTCTTTCACTGCTTTAAGTGGGATGTTTCTGAACATCTCACCTTCCGAAATTTCTTTATTGGGACTATGTTTGAGTTTGCACCTTAGAATGTTTTTACTATCAACCAACAAAACTCTGTTGCACAAGTCGTTCAATTGAACATAGAAGAGTTTACAATTACTTGATAATGGGAAGGGAATACTGTTTGTAAATTCTTCGCCTTGTTTCCATAGACGATCTTTTCTTTCTGGACAGTGTACTGTGTCAAAATAAAATGATCTATCACCCTTCCATGCTAACCTAACTTCAATTTCCCAACATATAGTTACTTCGTCTTTTTCATTCAAAGTCAGTAGATCTATCCCATATCGATTAGGGTTTTCTATTGTTCGAAGGTTTGAATTATGAGATCGAAGATGTCGGTTTATAAATTCAAGTGCCGCATCCTTGCCTGGTTTATCAGTTTTATTGTGTAAACTTGGATCAAAAGCTTTGTACTTCCCCTGCATTCTAATTATACCAATCTAACCATACCTTGGCAACAACGTTAACCAAAGCAAACATACTTAACCCAATGCCAACAATATTCAATGCCTTTAGAGACTTCATTTCTTCAAAGATTTTCTTATCAGTAGAGATTCTTTCAAGTATACTAATTTGATGGAGTTGTGGGATCCCTACTCCATCTTTCTTTTCTTGATAAATGTAACTCCATCCTTGAAAGTCAATTTTAGACAGAACTTTATCACCTTCGTTTACAGCTTTATCAATTATACATTGGAAATCGCCAGGCAACCTATGAGCAATTGATAAATCAACTATCATAGGAATTTCAGTATCTGTCACAACAACTACATGAGTAGAAACCTGAGTGTGGCTATTTTGTTGAAAAGTTGTGTTGAACCCAACCATGTAATGTCTATCATTTATATGATCTACAGCACTAAGTTGAACTTCCATCAAGTGAGACTTGATACCGTTTTGATTAAGTATATTGAAAAGAATGTCACTTACACTAATGCAGTAACCCTCTCCCATTTTACCAATCCCAGACTCAATAAGTCTTTCAACGATTTCTTTTACTTTTTTATAGTCTTCAGTTGCGGGTAGGACATCACTAGTTGTAATAATAAATCCACCCGATCTTGCAGATGAACTAAAGTTATTATTGTAAGTTACGGTAATAGGTTTGGTTTTTATGTTATTACCAACCCAATTATTTGGTGCAACATTGGGTTTAGACTCCCACATCTCATTTATACTCCGATTCGATCATCACTTCAGTTAAGAATGCAACAAGGTTAATCTCCTGATCTGCAACGAACGCAGACTTGTACATATAGTCTGCAGTTGTCACACAGAAGCCAGGCAGACTACGGAACTCAACATATTTATCTGCAGAGTCGTAAATTCGACGGAACATTTCGTTCATATCTTGATCAGAGTTCTTTGCCACCCACTTGCGCATTTCAGTAAAGTTCTTTGTCTTCAACATATGAAACACTTCGTCAATAGACTCTTGTTTCAGATTAATGAAGATTCCCTCATCAATAGAACCAGACGCTGCATAGGACTGCAGTTCTGTTAATACTCGACGGAAGTCTGGGAAGTATTTCTGTACGACTTTAGCGATAACACCTTTGTCATATGTAACACCTTCGTTGTCAAGAATTGCAAGTACACGTTTGTAGAACGCACCCGCAAGTGCTGGTTTCTCTTCATTGTCAATAGAGAAGTCAATCTCAGAGAGACGTGAACGCAGAGGTGAGATAATACGGTTCTTGAAGTTACACGTAAAGATGAAACCACAGTTAGAAGAGTATTCTTCGATGAAGTTACGCAATGCAGGTTGAACATTCGCTGCATTCAAATAGTCTGCTTCATCAAAGATAACATACTTGCGACCACCTGTCAGTGATA